TCATCAGCGCGGATCCACCGTGCCGCAGCGTGCCCTCGGCAAGCTTGCGCTCCGTGGTCTTGATCGTGCCGTTGAGCTTGAAGCCTTGCGGAATGCCAACAATCATGTCCTCGCCATTGGCGTTCTTCTCCGGGATGCCGGCGGCGGACAATGCGTCGAGCACGGCGCCGATCCCGCTCGGATCGACACCGATCTTGTCGAGCAGCCCGGCCTCGTAGATTTGCTGGACGTCCTGCGCCAGTTGCTCGACGTCGTCGCCGATTTGCTCGACGATCACCAACTCGCCAGCCTTCTGCAGGTCCAGCAGCTTGGGCGCTTCGGACTTGCGCCGCTCGAGGACCGCTGGATGGGCCCATGCCTTGCACCACGCCAGCCATTCGCCGGTCTCGCTGTCTCTGCCAGCCGCGGCGAGTCCCAGAAGATCGTCCAGACCGCCGCCGTCGATACCCACGTCGATCACTTCGCAGCGGCGGATCAGTTCGACCAAGGTGAGCCCGGGTCTCGCCTGCCGCTCCCAGAAAAGCGCTCCAGCCCAGCTGTCCGACTTCAGCGCCAGGCCGATCTCGACGTTTCCGTGCTTCGCCATGAAGCCACGGAATGATTCTTCGCCACCTTCCTGCGCCTTGCGAAACTCGCGCTCAAGGAACTGCTGATCGACCGAGTAACCGAGGTTCGGATTGACCATTCCCAGGTTCTCGACCTTCAGGTGGTCGCCGCTCTTCACCATCTCCGGAGGGTGCTCGAAGATGATCGGAACGAAGCTCTTGTCCTCAATCCGACCGTCGCGCACTGCCCGCGCGTACTGCAATTTCTGCTTGAAGACCCCTGCCGGCGCGTCGTCGCTTTGCGTGGTCAGGTAGATCACGAAGCCTTCCGGGCGTGACGCCAGGCCGCCAATCGCCTCCCGGAGCATGTTTTCGGCATTTGACTGCTTGCCGAAGAGCCACAGCTCGTCCACCAGCGTGCCAACGCTTTTCTTGCCGCCTACAGTGTTCGAGTCGGCCGCGACGACCTTCAGCGTGGCGTTGCTCTCCCGGTGCGTGATCGTCTTGATGTGCGTCTGAACGTGCATCAGCGCGTTCAGGTCCTCGTCGATCCGCTCGGCACAGAAATCCCGCGCGGGCCCGAAGCTGTTGTTCGCGATCTCGATGGTCGGCGCCAGAATCGAGAATTCCGCGGACTGCCGCCAGTTCAAGATCAACGCCGTCATCATGATGCCGGCCGCGATCGTCGACTTCGAGTTTTTTTTCGGCAGGCAGACGAACCATTCAGTGATCAGGCGCCGACCACTGGTGGCGTCGTATGCGCCGAAGATGGATGCGACCAACTCGAACACCCACTCCGCGCACGATTCACCGAACGTAGGGCTGCCAGGCGCATCCACGATCCGCAACTGTTTGAAGATGTCGAGCGCCTGCTCGGCCTGGTCTGGGAATATCGGCGGCGGAATGATCGAACGCCCGTCCCGCAGCCGTTCGGCCCAGTCGGGGCAAGCCGTTGTCCATTCCATAGAGTTATTTCACGGCACGAAGCGGCGGCGCCGCGGAAGCGAACCGACCTGCAGCTGCCTTTTTGGCGGCATCCTGGCGATCCTCTTTTTTCCCGGTATCACCCAGTTTTCGATGGTGATACGGCATTAGTTCCTTCGCAGCGAAGACACGCAGCTTCGGCTCGGTCTCGACATCATTCATGACCGCTTTTAGGAACGCCTTCGGATCGGAAAACTGCGTCGCCTGCCCCCAATCGAATGCGGCGGCGGCGGCCTCCTGATCCAGCGACGTCTCGGGTGACCTCGCCGCAGGGGTCGGTCTGCTGGGCGTCGCCTTCGCGGCCGCCGCCGGCTTCTTTGCCGCCCTCGCTTTCGTCTTCCGATCGAGGTAGGCGATAACGTCGCGGTCCTTTGCAAGTCGGGACCCTGCGGCCGCCGCCGATCCCGGGCTGTAACCAGCAGAGATCGCCGCGTCCTTGTTTGACTGGCCCTTCGCCTTGGCCTCGGCAAATTTCTGCTTCTTGCCGGTCATTGCCATGTCGAAACCCGCGCCAAGGCGGTCCAAATGTTAAACATCGCGCAGGACGTTTACCGTTTCGCCTCAACGGGTTGCGTGATGTTGTTAATGCGGGAGCCTTGTTAAACCTTTAACAAGTTTCACCACAGGGGAAATTTTCTACGCGTGAGGGAACGAGTGGTCTAGAGCCGGCGGGCCAGCCGGACTTTTGGGGTGCCCCTCCCGTCACTTGCACCCCGGTCGCGACCGGACCGGAAAGGGGCAGCGCGGCGGCCGCCCATCGCACGTGGACGCCTCATCGGGCTCTCCATCGCCGCACCAGCACGGTGCGCCAGAGACCTCGCCCTGCTTTCGGTTCTTGTTTTTTTGTCGTTAAGGTGTTGAGTGGATCTGGACAAGGACCGTGCCAACCTTCATCAGCGGAATCATGCCGCGTTCTCTTGCCGCTGCTTGTCGCGGCTGTGGTGCGTCTGGCAAAGCGTCTGCCAGTTCGACTCATCCCAGAACAGCCCATGGTCGCCGCGATGCGCGACGATGTGGTCGACCACGTTGCCATACGGTACAGGCAGCGCACGTTCCGCACACTCGACGATCACGTCGGCCAACCCTGTCGCCTCGATACGTGCGTCACGTAGGCAGTAAACGCAGTACGGGTGCAGACGCAGATATTTCGCCCGTGCCTTCTGCCATCGATAGTCGTAGCCACGTTGCCCGCTGGTCTGCGCACTGGTGCGCCACGAACCGGGCTGCATAGTCGGCGTCCGACCGCCAACGGTCGGAACTCTGCCACCCAACATGGATAACCGGCCGCGCTGTTTGACATCAGCCATCGACCAATCCCTTGGAAAAAGAAACGGGTACGGCGGCCAGCGGCCGGCATACCCAAACCCGAGGCAACTACCGGGAGGAGACAGACGGGAAAACCTCATCCCAGGCTTGGCGCATTTGGCGGGACGCCTCTTCCGGCGCCATTCGGCCAGTCAACGTGCAAAAGCCTGAGCAAAGCAGCGTCCCAAACCCGCGTTCGCAGGCAAGGAGCAGAGTGGCGCGGAATGCCTTGTATGCGTTCTGGCTGTACCGGACGGTCATCGGCACCTCCATTGTGGGCGCACTGATCATCCACGGGATGTCGGCTGCACCAGTCTCGATGGCGAGCGCCTGTCCGATCGGAAGCAATCCTTCATAGTCGCGCCGAATGACTAGCTTTAGCCGTCGCTCCAGGTCATCACCGAATCGCTTCAGGTATGCCAGGTCAATACCGCCATCCATCCAGCCGTGACTGTTGGCCGGGCTTACGATCGCGTCGGCCGGGCCAGCTGCAAAAACGTCATCGCATACCACCTCGACATCAGGGACGTCGGCGAAGGCGCGGAGTAGCGCTTCGGCAACGGCTGGGTTCGTGTCTCGGAAGAGGATGCGCATAGTCTGGAATGCGAAAAAGCCCGCTGGCTTTCGCTTAGCGGGCTTTGGAGGCAATTCTGCAGTGTATCAGAATGAGGCCTATTTTCGACACAAAATGTCGAAAGGTCAAGGAGAACGTTGATTCTGCTACTCTTGCGGTGCCGGGGCTGGAAACCCCGGTTGCGGCCTTCCAAGCCGCTCAAGGTGAAATGCCTGTATGAGTCATTGGGGCGGTGCCTCAATGATGACCTTAAGGGCATAAGCTGGCCCGCCGAAACGGAAGTCGGAGCGACAACTCATCGACCATGTGGAGGTGGGAGCGGACGGCCATCCTAGGCGCGTCGTTCGCAGCCGCCAGCTAGGGCGGGGTATCAAGTTCAACCAGGCTAACTGCCTGTGGCCACAGGCTTTCCCTGAGTTCTAACAATGGCGAAAGTAACTGTGAAGGTGGATGTTAAGGTGGATGTCGCTGCTTGCCTCCGGGCGGTAGCGATGATTATCTTCAGCATCGTGACCTGATGAAGCGGGCCGGCTCTGGCCGGTCCGCCACTCGAACCCTTATCTCAGCCTCCACTGCGCTTCATGGCGTCGTCGATGGCCGCGCGGCAAGACTTCGCACCCCGAGCTTTGCTGTCGTTGAGGTCAATGGCTGCGACGCGCCCACGACCGCCCGGTCCGCTCATCAGCCGGACGATGTTCGGGCTCTGGATCAACTCCCAGCCGTATTCGGTGCCGTAGTGCTGGTTCAGGCCGGCGTTGAGGCGGTCAAGGAAATCCAGTCGCGCCGTGTCTTGTGCCGGCACGGCGCTTTGGGTGCGCCATTTCTCAGCGTCGAAAATGAACGAGCGGACGCGTCGAATCGCTTCATACGACCCATGGACGAACAGGGCACCGGAGCCGTCCCCTACACCAATGGCTGATTGGGGTTCTGGCGCCGTGGCGCAGAGCAGTTCGCGGATGTGGCTTTCGATGATGTCGCAGTCCACCTTCCGCGCATCACCCAGCAGCGCCCGGCAGATCCTTACGGAAACTTCCGAAACCGCGTCGTGGCTCATGCCGATTCCTCCTTCTCAGCGGAACTGCGTCCGCGTATTTCTGTGAGCCGGTCCGATAGATGGGCTCGATCGTGGGCACCGACGAGGTACAGCGGAACAACGAAGGCGGCCACGAGCGCCGCGCCACCCACCGCACCACTCAGCCCACCACGTGCCACACCTGCTGCAGCGCCAGCCAACAGGGTCAGGAATACAATCCCCGTTCCGGGGTGACTGCCAACGTGGGGAAGAGATCTGCATCCGCGAATCGTCAGGCAAATCCATCTCATGCCGCCTCCTCCATTCCCACAAGGCCACGGTCCCGCAGAAGTTCGTCGGCACGCTGAAGGGCGATCGCCTGGATCCCCACTTCGCCGCCCATGCCCTTCTTGCCGCGCAGATACGTCAGCAGCTTCAGGTGATGCGTCGACGCCGTCTGCCGGTGCACGCCGCAATGTTCAGCCACCCGCTCCAGCGTGATCTTCTTGCCGTCCGCGCCGCGGTGCGCGCCGAAGTGTCTCTCGATCAGGATCCGTCTCAGCCTGTAGTGCGAGAGCGATCCCGCGAACAGGTGCGCGGTATGTTCCGTCAGGAACGACACGGCCTCACCCCATTCCCGGTTTGGCTTCCTCCCCGAGCAGCATGGTGCGGTGCAATCGCACGGCAGTTCCGCCGGCGCGAACTGGGCAATCAACACGGCCTGGTGCAACAGGCTGAAGTCCCGCAGCTCTGCGCGCACCATGCCGGCCTGCCCAGCGCCGTCCACCCCAGCCAGCCCTTTCCCCGTACCAACGTTGCCGCCACGCATCGCGCGCGCCATGGGCGTCGGGCTGTACTGCTGCGTCGAGTACGAGAACGCAAAGCGGAGTGCGCTGTCCGCGCTGTTGAAAAGGATCTCGGTCTCGTTCATCTCTGTGGCTCCCCGGTTATCTCGTGAACTGATTCTGTTTTCTTGCGCCTTGCTGCCACCGCATCCATGGCAGCCGGAATGCGGCGTGGAATTCCGCTTCCGCCGCCGGCACGTGGTCGATGTCCGCCCGGGACGTGACGCCGCATCGCTCCAGGATGCGGGCTCGCGCGTCGTCCGGCGTCTCGCATGGCCTGCCGGTGCGGACGGCCACCATCCGGCGGAATTCGGGGTTATCGCAGAGCCTCGCCGCCAGGATGGACAGAGGGCCGCCCTTCCGCTTCTCTGTCATGCCGACATCCCCATGCCAAAGAGCGCCTGCACCACCGGATGCTGCTGCGACACGGCGCCGCGCTTCAGCTTCCGCCGCAACGTGCAACGGTCGACGATTGCCTTGTAGCGGAGCGGGTCTTCTTCCTTCATTCGGCGCATGCGGGCGCACTGTCGCTCGGCGGCGGTCGGCACATACGGCTTCGCGGCGTCTTTTCCGGCTACAGGCAACCACAGCGGCTTAGGCGGTCCTCGACGACTTTTCAGCCAGTCCGCCCTGTGCGCTTCGCGTGCCGCGTGGTGCTCCTTCATAAGGCAGTCGATGCGGACGCGGCTCACGCCGGTGACGGCAGCCAACTCATGGACGGTGCGAGGCCGGCCATCTGCACAGATCTTCACGATCAGTCGCCACACCGGTGACCGCTTGCCCTTGAACGGCTTCGGCCCGAGATTCATGCTTGCCGCCTTCATCTGGACGGCATTGCCGCTCCGTCCCAACCGGAAGCCGATCTCCGACCACTTCAGCCCTTGGCTGACCAGATCGGCCAGCTTCACCATTTCTGCCTCCGTCCATAGCATGGTCATCGAACCATCCCCCACAGAATTGGAAGCGCAACGCCCGCCATCACCAGGGCTGCAAACCAGTCGCAGATGTCTGCGGCCGTCATACAGCTTGGCCTTCGTCTTGGGCCCGCTGATCCACCACGATCTCGACAACGGCCTCGTACCTGTTGGTGCTGCTCAGGCTGCCCGTACGGGAAGTGATGTGCACCGTGCGCAGCGAGACATTCTTGGCGTCAAGATCCACGCCGGCCTGGGCAGCAATCACCGCGGCAAGGACACTGAGAATCTGCTGTTCATCCAGCACGGCGCGGTATCGCTTCTCGTCCACAGACGACTCGTGAACCTTGATGGCGTTGCTCATCTGACCTCCTTGGTTGCCTGCATCTTTGCCACTTCTTCCGGGTTCTCCGCCCGCCATTCCGCCCAGCTTTCGTGGGTCAACTTCCACTCGATCCAGGCCGGATGATCCGGCTTCGCCAGGAACGGCTTGCGCCGGCGCGGCGCACACCGCTCACACAGCTGCGGTAGACGGTCATACAGGAACAGATGCTTCCCGCAGAAATACAGGCCGCATCCGCGCTCACCTCCGTAGACGTCGCCACCACAGACGTGCGCCAGCCCACGATCGATCTCTTCGCAACACGATGGGTGGTCGCACTCGGCCGGCACGCCGTAACCAACATCCCGCTTCCAATTGCTGTCATATCCAAGGCTCCAGCCCATCACCGCACCTCTTTGATCTCAAACCCCATCACCGCCATCA